GCGGTCTCATTTTTGTGATATAAAAGATGGTCGCCACTAGATCCATCAATGTTTGGAGTGGACGATATCGTAATTACTCCGGTTCCTATGTTCTTAATAACAACCATTTTTCCATCAACGCCTGTTGGCATGGTAACAGTAATGGTGTTCGTGCAGAGATTAATATCGCTACCTATAGTACCTGTTCCAGTTACGGAAGCTACAGTTCTAGTTCTATGAACTTCATCAACTGCACCATCTGCGATCTCAGCACTGTCAATAGCGTCATCAGCCATTGCTGTATTATCTACCGATCCAGCAGCATAATGCTCTGCATCAATACTGTCGGCAGCAATATGCTCACTATTAATAGCGTCATCTGCGATCTTGGTGCCGTCTACACAATCTGCCGCTAGGTGTGCCAGATCAATAGAGGCATCCACATAATGCTCCGAGTCAATAGCATCGTCCGCTATCTGTGAAGACCCAATACCATCAGCCTTTACTCTGATAGCACCAGAACCATCGCTGGCAGAAAGCTCAATCGTGCTATCATCAACGGTAACTTCAATCTCATCAGCGTTGGCCGTAATACCGTCACCACCAATAACGTTGACTGTCGCGGCTCCAGAGGTAGCTCCGCCGGTCAACCCAGCACCAGCAACGACCGATGTTATATCTCCACCCCCGCCAGCTAGCCCCGCAACAAAGTTGGCCTTTGTCATTTTTCTTAGGGCTGTCGCAGATGTGTCGTAGATAAGAACAACGTCATCATCAGCAATGGCGTCTGCACCAACCGTTTGCCCAGTAATAGCGGTTGCATCTAATGAGGCGGCAAGAGCAACGTTACCAGCACCAGTAAACCCAACGACACTGGCAGTAACATCACCAGTTAAGCTGAAGTTTCTTGAAGTAGCAAGTGCTGTAGCGGTATCGGCATTACCAGTCACATCACCTTCAACATTGGCCACAAGAGTACCGGTTGCTATAGTTAGGTTGCCCGTACTAGCACCAGTGGCAGTTGTTGTGCCAAGAGTAAACTTATCTGCACTTTCGTCCCACGCGAAAATAGCATTATCTCCAGTACTACCCCGCTCAATCACAAGACCACAATCGTTTGCATTGCTGCCCGCACCGTTGTTAAGCTCAATCAACGAGTCAGATACGACAGAGTTCGTTGTGTTGATGGTTGTAGTAGTACCATTGACTGTTAAATCGCCAGTAACCGTAAGGTTCTGGGACATTGTAACATTGCCACCGGCAGCAATCGTAATAGCGTCTGCATCGCCAACGCTACCGATATTTCCTCCATCGGAAATCTTAATATTTGTAGCGAGAAGGCTTGTGCCATCTATAGTGAAACCAGTGTTAGACTCGTAAACCGAGTCACTATTATTAGTTCCAAAGAAAACGATTCCGCTAGGGTTTCTATCGTATGGTTGGAAAGACATTTTTCGTTCCCCTTATTAGTAAATAAACCAGTTTGTGTTGTTTGATATTAACGTAGTAGATTGGTAATTGTGCTGTATTGTAAAACTTGATTGTCCGTCAATCGTCTGTGATCCACTGGCATGAATTGTAACGCCGTACGATCCTCCTGTACTTTTAACGATAACTTCCTTTCCACCATTATCGACTGCTGTTGGTATGTACACATTTACCGCAGCCCCAGAGGCATTTACGAAAACAACCTCATCAGAACCCGACATGGAAACGTCAAAATCATCGAAATCTGAAACAAAATTCTGATAGGCTCTAGGAACAGTTGTTGACTGAATTCCAGAACCATTAAACCTTAGTGTTCCGCCATCATTGTATAGGGCATTAGATGTGGAAGCAGGAACTTTATCAGCAAGTATAACACCTTCTCTAAAATTACCACTAGCAAAGACATCTAAGCCATATTGAGGAACACCGCTTCCAACCCCAAAATAGTTTCCATGTCTACCAACTCTAGCATATCCGCTAGCATGGACTTCAAATATTGGTAAACCAGAGTGGTCTGACGCGGTGAAAATCGCACCATCCGACCTGTCTCCAATAGTTAGTAGTCTACCCTTCTGTCCTTCAAACGTCAACATAGACCCAGAGGGATGAGTACTGCTCCCGCGAGACAGAATATTTAAATCTATTGACGTATCCCCAACGCCAGACGCCCTGAATGATATCTGGGGCTGGCCACTACCGGGGGTTATTAGAATATCTTGTGTCATTTATCCTGCTCCTACAGTCCAAATCTATTTTTGAGTGCTAAATAATTTGACCTTATTTCATCTTCGCTAAGAAGCCTATTATAAACACGAAGATTTGCTACATCGCCCAAAAGGGGTCCGACTGCACCATCCCTACCGCCTATGAAGAGCTTGTGAGTACCAAAGTTTGTACTAGAATTGTCTGCATTGTGTCCGCTTTGGGGCTGGCTAGGAGATTGTTTTTCTCCATTAATATATAATATGTTTCTGGATGAAACCAATTGCGTTTCATCAAACTGCACGCACAAATGTCTCCAAGAACCAGAAGGCAGGAGACCCTTTGAATACGCTCTCATGTTTTTGCCATCACTGCCCTCTCTAGCAATCAAAAGATCTGATGTAATTCCTGAATATGTATCATAGTATGAGACAAGAAATCCATCGTTAACAGTCGTGTAGTTGCTAGAAAACTCAAACAAAACCTGTGCTGTAGTAGCCGTTCCGGCTCTAACAAAACAATCAACAGTTATTCTGTTAGAGTCTAGGGTGATGTCGTTTGTCTGCACATAGTCATTTGCACCATCAAGCATCATGTAGCCGCCGCTATTTTCAACGGCCAAGCTGTAACCCTGATGGTCAGCACCGTTAACTAGAGAAGCGTCAACCCCTATGGCCAGACCATTGACGGTGGTGCCAGATCCTCCGTAGCTAAAATTAGAAGCAGAATCGAAAGCAAAAACAAGCCCTTCGTTAGCTACTCTAGGTCCATATTCAACTGCCATGAAGACCTCCCCCAAAATCAACGTTCCACTCCGGACCCGAAAGGATTTCTAAAAAATCCTCATGCGAATATTCTTCGCTTTTTGAAACACAATCCTCTAGGCAACTAGGGGTATGAGGGCTATCAGGACTATTGTGTGTGTATTTTACAAAGGTTTTTGTACCATCGTTTGAGACTCTAAGAGTATCTTCAGAAGTCTCCATTAGTTCCGAGAAATCCAGATTAGATATTTCTGACACGTCCATGATAACGTAGTGACGATGATCTAATTCGTTATGACTCATGTTCGACCTCCAGCTTAGGAACGTCTTTTCGTTCTGCAAAGACAATATAGTGCGTCATTATGGGTCTGTCGCTCTCTATTACTACTTTAGTGTCATCGTGTGTCTTTACAAAAAGGTTAGGTTGTGGATGACTTTGAGGAGTGAGACTTACGGTTACCGTATCTTTATCAATTAGTTCTGGCCAGTAATCCGGCAGTTCTATCACATTTCCACTAGCTATGCCCCTAACATACACGCCGTTCTCCGGGCCTTCTAGAGAACCGTACTGTAATTTCATACCCTCTTTTGTAGGATGATCTATCAGGAACGACTTGGTTTCTGCTGTAAAAGCACCAGTCACTTCAAGATTTATAAAGTGACCAGATCCGCCAAACACATTAAACTCGTGGTCAACTAATGTCAAACCACTACCGGCGGTATAGGCTAGTCCAATATTGGTGTTCTGCCAGTACAAAGATCCGCTTGCTGGTTTCAGCACGCTAGAATCAGAGAAAAGAATTCCAGAGGAAGCAACCGTATGCTCGTCACTATTCTTAAATACAGATCTATCTGCGGGATATGTAACAGATACTACACCACTTCCGCCCAAACTCAGTTTACTGTCACCATTGGAACTAGAAAAAACAATATCTCTACTGAGAGAATTTGATCCGTATGTTCCTAGGCCGACTTCAAATTTATCATTTTCTTCAATGACGTAAAAGGTGGTGTCATTATCAGACAAGGCGTCACCAAAGTCTTGAAACCCATCAACACTACCGTTTAAGCTAATACCACCAATGCCAGTACTCAGGGTGGTTTGCTTTACTCTATCGGCTACCTTTAATGCCATAAGTGAGTCCCTATCTCCTCAATCCAAAATCTGTTTCTTTGTTTATATCTACCTTGTGCTGCTGTTTTTTGTTTATATTAAAACTAAAAGCACAAAGCTTGTTTATCTGTAGGGGAAAATCTAAATGCTCTTGTATAAAGTTAACATCGAGATTAAATGACGACAGCTTGTTTATCCTTAGCGGAAATCCCATTGTATCCGCGTTAAGCGGAAATATACTGAGACTACCCGGTATTACAGTAACCGTTGTTGTTCCGACCTCTGAAAAGGAGGTCTCAGCAAACGAAGTAATACCGAATGACATAAAAATCTCCTTTCAGTGGTACAATGATATATACACAAAATACAAAAAAAAGCCGCCCCTTTCGAGACGGCTTTCTTAAATCGACGCTTTCTTTCTTAGAAAGAACCAGCGATAACTCTACGATTGTCAAGAACACCAAAGCCAATTTCAGCCCAGCCGTAATAGCCCTGACGCTGATGTCGATGAAGAGCTTCGTCTTCAAAGATTTCAACTTCTTTCTTGACAGGCATAACGAAGCTGTCGTTAGCACCCTGATCCAAGCCGATAACAAGCTCAACATCAGAACCTTCAAGCGAACCACTAAGGTCGCTAGTGAAGTATTCCTGATACTCTTGTCCATCACCAAACTCAAATACGTCGTGCAGATTAACGCCGAAGATTCGAGTCAAAGGACCGCCATCATCACCAGCCGTGTAGATTTCTCGTCGAGAAACTTCATCAAGCTGATCAACACCCCAGTTGCGGATGTCTTCGATAGCTTCAGGTGAAAGATAAAGGTCTGTCAAACGACCCGGAGCAGTAACATTGTTACCACCACCGTTACGACGCATAACAGTCTTCATCAAACTAACCACTCTCTTGGTAAACTGACCAGCAGCGGCGTCGCTATCGTAAACCAAAATATTTCGGTCTACAGCAGCAGCCAACAGCGTGTGCCAGCCGTCATCGTTGATTTTCTTCACGAATGAAGACTCAAGAACTTGCATAGCTCTTGCAACAACGTTCCAGTTTGCTTCACGGGCATACTTAAGCAAGAAGTCAATCGAGCTTGTAATTCCGTAAGTATTGATCATCACGTAGTCACCTTCAACATGACGTTCTGGAATACGTCCGTTTCCGGGATTAGTAAAGGCTACGTGATCGTTTTCGGTTCCGGGTGCCAAGAGATCCAATGGGAACTCTGGGCTTGCTCCCGGCTCAAGAGGCATAGCCTCATAAATTGAACCGACGATATCTCCAAACAGAACCCCTTTACGAAGGGGGAGTTCGAGTGCTTTCGCGATTTCTCGCTGTGCCTGAATAGCGATTGATTTATCAGAATCTCCCGAACGCTTTAGCAATTCGATAAATTCTGGAGTAGGTCTATCTTTCATTGACATTATATATTCTCCTTTTTCTGCAACAGCACCCGTTTACCATGCTGTTGAGAGTTTAGGGTGGTTTACGGTTCCCTAAAGGTTTGATTAGATATTGGTATTCGGAAGATCAATAAAGACCTTAGCATAACCAGCTTGGTCCACCGATGAGGTAAAGCGACCAACAATTCTTGAGGAACCATCGTCATCAGTATCGTCCGCAGACAGATCCGATGTTGCGATATTTCCGCTGTGACCCAGATAAGCTAGGTCTCCAGCAGCAGGACTCGTTCCTTCCAAATTGTTGGTAACAACCCAACCCTTAGTGAGAAGAGTAACTTTGCCACCCTTCTGTACTTCGTCTTTATGCTGGTTAAGGTGCTGACGAGTCAAGTCAATACTGACCATGTCGTTAATCAAAACACCCACGGGAACTTTACCAGAAGGCAAAGCTGCATAAGTTACAACAGCAGCACCATTATCAAGCGAAACGCCTGAACCGCCGGTGCTAATAGCGGCTACTCCGCCACGAGTGGCAGCCTCATTCATAAAGAATGAGATATCAGTTTGAAGCGTACTTCTATCAGATTTAAGAGCCATTATGAAATCTCCTTTTCTTACTTATTGTTAGATTGTAAAATAGAACCGAGCCATTCACTGGCTACACTACGAAGATTTTCAACGGGATCTTCTTCGCCCACAGCCTCTGCTACGGCAACTTCAGCCGGTTCCTCAGCGTTTTCAAGAATTTCCTCGCTTGCTTCAGCGGCGTCAACCTCTTCTTCAAGCTCGGCTTTCTTCTTCATAACGGCCTTTTCTTCCTTTTTGTCTTTATCTTTGTCTTTGTCTTTGTCCTCGTCTTTATCCTCGTCTTTTTTCATCCAAGGAGGCATTCCAGCTTTCCTTTTCATAGCGGTTACGATTTTGCCGAAAGTTTCGTCATCAAGATGACTGAAATCTTCAACGGTAGCAACAGCTTCTTCGGCCTCAAAGCCAGCTTCTTCAAGCTGTGCCTGACGCTTCATCATAGCCTCTTTCTTTTGCATTTCTGCAAGAGCTTCTTCTTTTTCGGCAAGAACCGAGTCTTTTGCTGCCAAGGCTTCCTGAGCTTCAGTAAGTTCAGTTTCTTTAGCGGTAAAAGCTTCTACCCTTTCGGAAATAGAAGACGCTTGTTCTGTGATTGTAGCTTCAAGAGCCTGAATTTTTTCTTGAAATTCAGCCTTCTGTTCTGCCTCAACCTTGCCTTTTAGAGCTTCATTAGCAGCCTTAGATTCTGCTAACTCAGCACGCAGGTCAACGGCCTGCTTTTCATAGTCATCGGACATATCATTCTCCTTTAGTGAAGATATTGTTAAAACTTGTGCCTGTGATTCATCAAAGAAATCATTTCCTTCCAAAATTACACTACGCGGGTTAGCAGGTTTGGAAACTAAGCCTTTACCAGAGAACGATAAGTTTCTTAGCAGTCTCCCCACTTGGTAATCTTCGTATTTTCCATCTCCTCCATATGATCTTAAGTGTTTTGTTAAAAAGGCAGATGCCTCGTCTCTCTTGATTACTTTGGTTTCTCCCGCTGCACCCCTGAGTGCATAATCAAAACTGGGGAATAAGCACTCCATAGAAACAAACCATTTTCCATCTTCAATCTCGGACACAATCTTGTGCATCCGTTGTCTTTGCTCAGGATCAGACCATTCAGTGTAAACTACAGCGGAAGTTAGAATGTTAAATTTGTCCGGAATCTCGGAATCTTCAGATATTGGATTTCCGTTAAAGTCAACGACTTCGTTTGCTGTTATGTGGCCTATAATATCCTTTTCGTCGTGCATGAAGTTAAAGGGTTTATCCTCTGGAGTGCTCTTAGCTTCCCAGAGTTCTGCGGGATCAAAAACGTCATCGTTCTTGTTCCAACCTGTACTAACTAGTATTGATTTAAGATAATACAAATCTATTTGTTCTTTATTCTCGGCAACAGCCAAGTCATCATTTTCAGAGTTCTTTGCCAAAACCTTCTGAAGCTCTTCAACAGCTTCGGTTGAAGGACTATTATCTGTTTCTGCTATAGCACAGCAAGCGATAGTATTATTTTTTACTATCAGCTCTGCGATGCCGTCTCTTTTTTCTTGTGCGTATATTTTCATATGATAACTCCTCTATAACGTATTTACACAAAAACCTACTAGTCTTGGTTTTTTTTAGTTAAAACTACAGATAGATGCGTATGAAGAAGCGTGTATATGTTTCATTTCTGATATATTTGGCTTCCTATTATTCAGTCTTATAAACTCTTTTGCTTCAAAAGCCACGCTGTTCTCAAAGGCTTCACTAGGCTTAGTGTTGTTGTTTATAATATTATGAACAAGCTCTTCTGTAATATCAATAAATGGTTCCATGCCAGTAAATATACATAGCTTGAGGTATTCTAATTGATCGACCTCAGACTTACTCAAGGCTCTAGCATCCTTCTTTTTATGATGAGCACACGCTATAGGGGTTATAATTGAAGATATCTTATTCTGTGCAGATATACCCCATATGGTAGCAGCGACAGGTTCTCCGCTTCTAGGTAAGACTCTTTTCTGCTTTCTCTTTGTTTCGTCTCTAGCGAGCTTCGGTCTACCGCCTTCATCAACAGGGGCGTACTTCTCTTCCTGCTGTGGTGTCTTTTGCTCTTCGGGTTGCTGGGGCTGTTCTTCTTCCGGTCTATGGGGCAGACCTAGCTGATCGAGATATTCCTCCGTATCAATAATATCTTTTGTAATAGCTATCTTAGCCATATCGTTAACATGCTGAGGATTGTGATATGGGCCAGCTTTCTTCGGTGAGCTAGTGTCGTTTTTTCTTTCTCTTTCTTCTCTTCGTACCCTAACTCTCTCGATTCCGGGTATTTCTCGGAACCTTTCGAGTAGAGTTTCTTGAGATATAATATCTCTGTCCGCGAGTTGAATAAGGAGATTCTTTTGAGCGGCCTCGTCAGATAGTATAATAGAATCAAAGTGAATCTCAGCAGGAAATCTGAAGCCCATTGCTTTTCTTACGTATTCTATTTCCTGTCGCCAAAAACGCGACAGAACTTCTCTTCCGTACTCAAGTCTTTCTATCAAGGTCTTCAGGGAGACGTAATTGTTTGTATACCCACCACCACCAGCGGCCCCAGTAAGAGTCGGGGGGATACCTAGTCCAGCATAAATACTTGTAAGAACAGGCTGGTATTTTTCAGATCCCAAGAACTTGTAAACCTGAGATTGACTTTCTGTAAACTTAAGCTCTGGTCCCCACACTAAATCCATAGTACCGCCACCAACGTTACTGGCCAAAATGTCTCTAACTTTATTTAGACCTGCTTTAGTTGGAACGATCTTCTGATCAAAGTCACCCATGGTCCAAAGTCTAACGCTAGAGATGGCTCCGTCTAGAGCGGCTATGTCAGCAAGCTTCATCTTCTCCAGCATACCAATATCGTCTAAGATGGCATATATCATGGGGTTAGCCCAGAGTAGCCAATCGTCTTTTTTATAATGATAAAAGAAAGTAGAGTCTGGGTCTAGGGGAATCTTTCTATCCCCATTTTGAATTCTCTTTTGTAGGCCTTGCGGGAGAGTTTTATAAGCGTTCTTTGAGTTTTCCGAACTATTAACTAGTGACTGATATGTATACTTAGAGATATTGAGAGTAAACTGAGGTTTACCAACGGCCATCATTCCATAGTCTTTTACATCTATGGCAACAGGATTCAAAAAGTCATAAATCCAAGGAATCTCTCTCTTTTTGACCTTCATCTCTTGAATAAGAACGTCTGCACCAGCGGCACGCCTAAGTTCCGCTTCTTTGTTTTTATCTAGCTTGGCTGTTCGTCTTTGTACAACAACGTTACCAGTTCTGTACAAATAATTTAAAAATCTTTCAGACCTATCTACACCATTAACCTGACGAAACCACTTGCGATAAAATTTTTCTATCGTTTTGTTGGGGTGTACAAGAACAAGTCCCTGACTAGCAAAATCACTCATTAGATCAACAACATTTCGGATAATACCGACCGTATCATAGGCGTTCATGCACATTCCCATAATACGTTTTTGCTTAGTCGGGATAGCCTCTCCGGGACGAAAAGCATCGTAATCAGAACGACTGAAGCTAGACCTCACGGAACGATTAGGCTCTATGTCAATATATGAATTATTGCGGGAACTGTTCGCGGCAGACCGGTGAACCGTACCATCATAGCCATCCAGATCATTTATGTCGTAAACGGAATTCTTTTCTGAGTCGCTAGCCCATGTTCTATATAAAGCGTCTGACATTTTTTGTTCCATTCATATTAAAGCTGATGCGGTTTAATTATCAATTATATTGCCGATTGTATTACTATACACAAACTAGTAAATATCTTTAATTTTTTCCGTAAACCAAGACGGACCATTATACATTTCTTCGTTATTAAACGCAGAAGCGTTCTGTGAAGCAAAGCCTCCGAAGGCTCCAGACTCTAGAGTTTGCTTCGGGATATTCAAATATCTTGCAGACATGTTAGCCATAATTAAAGAAGAGTAACGATCTTTTCTCAGTCTACTCTTTCTTCCCACACCGGTCTTTACTTCTGGGGTGTCCCATCTTTCTCTACCGGTTCCCGTTTGAGTCATGATAATCATAGACAGCTCATCCTTAAGTTCTTCGATTTCCATAACACAGTCTTCCAGCGTATCGTACTTTCTGCCTGTAGACTTGTCAATCTCTAAAGCGACTCCCAAACTAGCAGAGTCAAAGTATGGGAAAAGAACAACCTTATCTTCAAGATCTTTTCTTAAGCCATGATTGGCCTCCGCTAACCAGTCGGCTCTAGCAAATTGGC